GTATTGGCGCATGGAAGAAACGGACGTGCTGATCAGCATGACCGGCGATATCCGTCCGATCAATGAGTTGTCAGCGCAGCGCGTGGCATCCATCGAGGCAGCCGGGGCGATCAAGACCAAGCGCCGCAGTCGCCGCGTGCGTTGGACTGTGACCACCAGCAGCGTTGTACTGCATGATGACTGGTCCCCGTTCAACCACTTCACGGTTGTGCCGTATTTCCCGCTGTTCCGCCGCGGCTTGACTCGTGGGCTTGTCGATAACGCCGTGGGTCCGCAGCAGCTGCTGAACAAATCCATGAGCCAGTTTCTGCATATCATCAACACCACTGCCAACTCGGGTTGGATCACTTGGCAAGGCACGCTGCACAACATGAGCGAGGACGAGCTTGAGGATCGTGGTGCTGAAACCGGCCTGCATATCAAGCTGAAGAAAGAAACAGACCCGGCAAAGATTCCGCGCAAGATCACGCCGAACCAGGTGCCGACAGGGCTTGAGCGCATTGTAGAGCGATCCGTTCAGCTGCTGGATCAATCCACCGGAATCAACGATGCAATGGTGGGCAACCAAGGCCGCGAAGTGTCCGGTATTGCTATTCAGTCACGACAGCACGCCGCACAGCAGCAGCTGGCCGTACCGCTGGATAACCTGGCCCGTACACGAACCATCCTTGCCAAGCGCATCCTCGACCTGATCCAAAACTTCTATGACGAGCCGCGCATCATCCGCATTACCGAGACTGACGCCCGCGGACAGGAGCTGACCGAAGAGCTGGCCCTGAACCAGCCGGACGAATCGACCGGCAGCATCATCAACGATCTGACCATTGGCGAGTATGACGTGGTGATCACTGAAGTACCGACACAAGTCACGTTCGAGAACAGCCAGTTCATGCAGATCATGGAGATGATGGACAAAGGCGCTCCGATTCCGTGGCCGTTCGTGCTGCGTCACAGCAACCTGGCGCACAAGCAGGAGATCATCGAGGCTTTGGAACAGCAGGCACAGAATCAGGCCGACCCGCTGACCGAAGCCAAGGTCAAGCTGACCGAGGCGCAGGCGATGAAGGCCGCACGCGAAGCGGTGAACAAGGCAGTTGAATCCCAGTACAGCGCGATTCAGACCGCCGGGGTGATCGAGCAGACCCCGGCCACTTCGCCACTGGCTGACCAGCTACTGAGGTCCGCCGGCTACGAGGACCAAGACGCCGCACCAATCGTGCCGGAGTATCAGACAATGGACGAAATGGCACCCACCGCACCGGATGTACCGACCAACACCAACCCGCTGACCCCTGCAAACCCAGCCGTGGGAATGCAGGAAGGCATCGAGACACCCGAGTTTGACGCAACACCCATCAACTAAGCCATAGGGGGCAGACCAATGGGCAAAGAGCTGGAAACCGAAATCGACCTGACCGATGACGTGATGGATCAGGACATGGACGCTGATGACCGCGGCGATGAGCTGACGGAAGATCAGATTGAGCTGTGGGAGCGTGACGAAGCCGAAGAAGCGGAGGAGTCGGACGATGACACCGATGATGAAGCACTGGATGACGATGAACAGACTGATGGCGATCTGGACGATCAGGACAATGCTGATGCCGATGGAGATCAGCAGGAGCCTGAACAAAAGGGTAGCCGAGTCGTCCCGCACGCCCGATTCAACGAAGTAAACGAGCAGTACAAGCAAGAGCGTGAAGCCCGTTTGCGTCTTGAGGAGGAGCTTGCCCGTCTGCGTGGTGGGCAGCCGCAGCAGCCGGAGCAGGCCCAGGCAACACCTGAGCAGGTACAGCAGGCGCAGGCAGACAGTGAATTCGACTTTGATGAAGCTGAGGGCCGGTACAACGAGGCGATCTATGACGGTGATATGGATGCCGCCAAGCAGATACGCGCCGAGATCCGTGCCGCTGAACGCAAGGCTGCCGAGGATGCCGCCCGTGCTGTGCTGGAGCAGGAGCGTGCCCAGATGCGAGCGCAGCAGGAGCAGCAGCAGCTGCAGGGAGTGGTAGCCAAAGCCTATGAAAAGTATCCGTTCCTGAATCCTCAATCCGGCGAAGTCGATCAGGAGGCCGTGGATGAGGTGATCGCCATGCGCAATCTGTACCTGCAGAAAGGCATGACTGCCGCCGAAGCGATTGCCAAGGCGGTGGACAAGGTGGGGCCACGTTACGGTGATGCGATTGAAACAGAAGCGCCCAAGAAGTCGATCACCAAGCAGCGCAAGGAAACGCTGGAGCGCAATCTGGAGCGGTCAGACCGCATACCGCCGACCGGTGCCGGTGTGGGTGAGCGTGCTCGCAAGGTGGACTACTCAAGTATGTCCGAGGCCGAGTTTGCCAGCCTATCCGAGCAGGAGAAGCGCAGAGCGCGTGGCGACTTCCTTTAAATCAAGGGGTTGACAAAGCTCTACGGAGACATAGCGTAACCCTTGCGGCCTGTGGTGGGGTCGCTGCTTTCAGCTTCATATCGCACAGCCGGGTGCAGTATTGGCCCGGCACCACTTCCACCACTCGCTCACTGAGACACAGTGTTCCTCACCTAGCAGGGTGTAAAGCTGCAAGCGTCCCGGTCACGCATAAGCGCCGTTTCTCGCCAAGGGTGGCGACACACCCAGACCAGTATTGTTCATCAATGACGATTGAGGAGTTGCACAATGGCAGCTACTAACTTTGCGCGGTTGACCCCGCGTCAGAAAGTCGTCTGGTCCCGTGATGTGTGGGAAGCCGCCCGCGACCAGATGCTTTGCAAGAAATTCATGGGCGAAAGCGAGAACGCTGCGTTCCATCGAATTACCGAACTGACCAAGGATGAGAAGGGCGAGCGCGTCCTGATCCACTTGGTAGCCGATCTGATCGGTGACGGTGTTATCGGTGATAACAACCGTGAGGGCATGGAAGAAGAGCTCATGTCCTACAGCCAGGAAATCACTATCGACCTGATCTCTCACCAGGTTGTGTCGAAGGGTAAGCTGGCCGAACAGAAAACCGTAATCAAATTCCGCGAAATGGCGCGCAACCGTCTGGCTCACTGGATGGCGGATCGTGTGGACCAGCTCGCTCTGCTGACTGCTTCCGGTATCTCGTATGAGTACAACCTGGACGGCAGTAAGCGTGATGCAAGTTCGCCGTTCCCTGATCTGGCGTTTGCTGCAGACGTGACTGCCCCCTCGTCTAAGCGCCATCGTCTGTGGAACGGCACCTCTCTGGTGGCTGGTGATACCACAGCAATCACCACCGACTGTACGCCGTCCTACAAGATGATTGTGGACGTGATCGCGTACTGCAAAACCCACTACATCAAACCGCTGCGTGCCGGTGGCAAGGACTACTACGTATTCCTGATGCAGCCGAACAGTGTCGCCCAGCTGAAGAAGGATCCTGACTATCTGCGTGCGGTGCAGAATATTGCCGCCAAGGATGGCCAGAAGTCGCCGTTCTTCACCGGTGCAACCGTGACCGTAGACGGTGCTGTGATTCATGAGGACCGCCGTGTATTCGGTACTCAGGGCGCACCGCTTGGCGAGAAGTGGGGAGCATCTGGTAACACCAACGGCACCCGTACTCTGGTGCTGGGCGCTCAGGCGCTTGGCGTTGCGGATCTGGAAAACCCTGAATGGGAAGAGAAGAAGTTTAACTACGGCAAGAAGCTGGGTATCTCCGTAGACAAACTGCTGGGCTTCCTGAAACCCAAGTTCTACAGCATTTACGACAAGTCCGTGGAGGACTTCGGTGTGCTGGCACTTGACCACTATCAGCAGTAAGGAGGCATGACCATGGCTTTTTTCAAGAATGATGGCCGTCAGTCACCCGCCGTTGCCGTTGTGAAGTTCAGCCTGGCTGACTTTACTGACGGTACTCTGGACGTGGTTGAGCTGCCTGGCAATGCAATCGTGACTGGCGGTTTCATTACCGTCACCACGGCATTCAACGCCGGTACTACCGCGACTCTGGATCTGGGTGATGGCACAACCGCCGACCTGTATCTGGGTGGCGGCAGCGTTGCGGCAAAAGGTCTGGTTTCACTGGTTCCGACCGGTGATATCAACACCCGTGTGGGTGATCTGACGCTGACCTATGCCGAAACCGGTACTGCAGCCACCGAGGGTGAGGCCATCCTTGTGCTGGAGTATGTCGAGATCGGCAAGTCCGAGTGGACCCAGGGTTAAACCTGAATCGGGGCTGGCAATCGCCGGCCCATTCCTTATCTGAACGAGGGGCAAACCAATGAACGATAACGTCCGTTTTCTTCCCGCTGCAGGTGCTGACCATGAAGGCACTGTTGTGGGCCTGTTGTCTGGCCATGTGTGCCGAGTTTATGCCGTCAGTCCGGTGGATGGTGAGCGCGGCACAGTGATTCCGCAACGCTTCCGCAAGGCTGCCATTGCTGCTGGTTGCGGCATTGTGGGCCTTGAAGACTCCGAGCCTGATACCGGTGACAAACAGGACAAGCAGAGCCTGCTGGTAGCCGCTATCGAGCGCATTATTGAAGCCGATGATCCGAACAGCCTTGACGGTAATGGCCGTCCGAAGCTGGCGAACCTCAAGAAAGAGGCGGGCATGGGTATCACCAAGTCTGAAGCAGATGCAGCATGGGCTGCGTTTGTGGCTGATCTGGACGAGTAACCATGAACCGGCTGTCACTGCGTAACCGTCTGCGTGAGGCGTATCTGGACGATACAGCCGCCCCGTATCTCTGGGGTGATGAGCTGTTAAACCAGTTAATCGACGAAGCGCAGCAGGAAGCTGTGATCCGCTCCAGGTTTCTGACCGGCAAGATGAACGAGGCGATAGTGGCTGGCGAGGGTGAATACCTGTTGCCGGATAACGTGATCGGTATCGAGCGGGTGAAGCCTGACGGATTGCGGCCCCTGTCCCGCACGTCCATTGAAGAGTTGGACGAAACCGGACGCTGGGAGGATCGCAGTGGCACGCCGGAGTATTACTGCTTTGAGCCGAAACCTTTTGGCGGCGACGGTGTGTTGACGCTGTACCCCAGGCCAACCGGCGACAGCAGTATGAGTCTGCGGTTTATGCGACTGCCCGAGCCAATGGCAGATGATGACGATGAACCGGATCTGCCGGTGCATCTGCACCTGTACCTACTGGATTGGGCTGCATACCGTGCCTATACGCTGCGTGACAGTGACGCCAACAACGAAGGCCGAGCGGCCAAGCATGAAGCAGCATTCACGCTGGTGTTTGGTGAACGCCATGATGCCAAGGCATTGAAGCAGCGCAACGATTACCGGCCGCACCGGGTACGCGGCAACAGGGATTACTTCTGATGTACCGCGCCCCGATTGCATTACCAGCCGGAGGTCTTGACCAGATCAGCAATCCGCTTGCGATGCCGGACGGGTACGCCTCCAGTGTCGAGAACGTGGTGATCAGCCGTGAGGGTGTGATCATGCGCCGACAGGGGCGCACACTGCTGCAGGCCGGGCATGACTTTCACAGCATTGCTGAAACCAACCACGGCTTGCTGGTGGGCAAAGGGCCGGGGCTATTCCGCTTCTATCCTGATGTCAATGCGCCGGAACTGATCATGAATCTGGGCAGTATTGGCCCTATCGACTTCACTGACTACAACGGCCACACCTATCTCACCAACGGACATGGCGTCTGGTGGATGCCTGCAACCGAGCATGGCGCACGCCAGTGCGGTGTCAGTCTGCCGGATCGCTTGCCAGCAATGGTGGCGCATCCTGATGGTGCGCTGGTAGCAGGTACCTACGCTGTAGCCCTGTCCGTGGTGGACGATAACGGCGAAGAATCGCCAGCTGCAGTGTTGGGGCAGGTGGAGTTACCGAACGGTGGCGGCATTCAGCTGACCGGCATTGATAGCAGTGATATGACGCTGACCTATCGTGTGTACCTGACCCCGCCTGATGGTGATGCACTGTACCTGAGCGAGTCTTTCAGTGCGGCATTTAGCCAGTACCTTGTCACCCGGCAACCAGACGGGGCGATACAGGCAACGCGAAACCTGTCCCGACTACCCGGTGGGCAATTCATTCGCGGCATGAATGGCCGTATCTATGTCGCCTCGGGCGATACGCTTTGGTTCTCGCAAGCCATGCGGCCACACCTATGCAACCGAGCACACAACCATATCCGCTTTGTGGGTGATATCCGCTTCATCGAACCGCTAACGGCGGGCTTACTGGTGGCGGATAACCGGGGTGTCTGGATGCTGGAAGGCACCGACCCAACCACGGCACGCCAGCGGCTGATCAGTCCTACGCCTGTCATGGCCGGATCATCTATCCGCGTACCGGCAACCATGACGCTCAGAACACAGCTCCCGTCTGCTGCAGTGATATGGCTATCGGCTGATGGCTATATGGTTGCAACCGATACCGGGGAGACAGAATCTCTCAACCAGAAGCGAGCAAGGGTGTCAGTCGATGGCCGAGGCAAGACAGTCATTACCGAGCACCAAGGCACAACGCAGCTGGTGACGTTGATCACTTCAAGCACTTAATAGCGAGGCGAACATGATTGATACCGATCTGATCAAGCACGGCGGCGAGTTTGCTCGCTACCTGGCGAACAACAAGTTTGAGATGACCGAGCAGGGTATTGAGTTCCCTGTGGCGCAGGCTGAAGTATTCGGTGAGTACCAAGACAAGTACGGCACTGAAAAGAACCTGCTTACCATTCAGGGCCTGAATCACTTGCTGATGGTGGCATTGTCCAACTCCAGCAAGCTGAATGATTTTTACCTTGCCCTGTATAGCGGCAACTTCACGCCGACCGGTGCCCTGACTGCCGCACAGTTTGCAGCAAGTGCCGGTGAAATCGTAAGCGCCTCCGAAGGCTACTCCAACGCGACCCGTCCGCAGTGGAACCCTGCCGCGGCTGACAGTGGTGCAATCGACAACTATGCCAACAAAGCAGAGTTCAATATCGCCACCACCGGCAGCGTGACGATTCGCGGTGCAGCTCTGCTGTCCGACTGGACCAAAGGCTCAACGTCTGGCGTCCTGATCTCGGCGTCCCGCTTCAGTCATGAGCGCGTCGAGTATGACGGCAACGTGTACCAGCTCGGCTACCGTGTGCGCCTGCAGAGCAGCTAACGATGCGCCTGCCGGTCAAGCCAAGGGTTCGGCTGTACGGTGAGGGTGCTCAATCTCTTATCGGTGTAGCCACTAACCTGCTGATGCGGGTCCACCAGGTTGCAGATG